GAAATGGCCTTCGGACGGCGAGCGTGAGCCTGCGCGTAGTAGTTGTGCATCCGGAAACGCACGGTCAGCGAGCCGGAGCCCACGTCACGGAACGTCTCGAGGTACGGACCGGACTGGTCCTCCCACAGGTACAGCTCGGGGACCGCGGCGACGATGATGCGATCCTCGGTGGTGCTTGCCCCGAGGGTAGTCGGGATGTTGGCGTCAGTGAAGACGGGCAGACCCTGAATTGAGCCAACTGCGCCTTCGGCGACAACGCCACCGAACGTACCCGCGCCGTTCATCGGAGCGGTGGGGGTGATGAGCGGACGGTTGGAACCGTCAGCAGCCGCGAGGCAGAATGCCCAACGACGGGGGTGCATGAAGATCGCGGTTGCCGGCTGGAAGATTCCAGTAGCAATCTGCTGAACTGCGTCAGCGATCTTCGGGTACAGCTCGGTCAGAGTCGGCGACGCGTCAGTGTAAGTGACGGCGTTTATGCCGGTGACCTGGAGCAGTCCCTTGTTGTTGCTGGTGGAGCTGTTGAGCACAGCGGTGTCGAGCGTGGTGGCGTAAGCCTTCACGAGGTCACCGAAGATGACCTGATCGACTCCAGGTACGGAGCGATCGACGAGCTGCTGCGACACGTCCTGCATACCGGCGATGGTCTTCACATCGGCGGCCAGCGTGGAGAACGTTGCGTCGGTCTCGGAGACCGAAGCGTTGTCCGACTGGGCTGCGACAGAAACGCCGCCGTCCTGCGTCGGGATGTTCACGCTGTCAGTGTTGGCGGGGAGAGGCCGCGAACCGATCACGTCGGCGGTCTTACGACCGGCGCGTGCGTACTCGACGAACTCCTCCTGCAGGTACAGCGGGGCGACCAGGTATCCACCGGCCGCGTCAGTGCTCGACAGGTCGAACTTGGAACGATCCGCCATCTCACGGCCGTGCCGTGAAAGCCGCTCCTGCGCCGACAGGTCGCCGGAAACGGCGCTGCGGTACATGTCGCGGAAGATGCTGTGGCCGGACTCACGGGTGTAAGTCATCGGCTCGGACTTGACGGTGATGTCGCTTTCCTCGGAAACTTCGGGGATTGCAACCTCACGGGCCTTCTGGGTGCGCTCGTACAGCTCAACCTTGTCCTTGAGATCAGAAGCCTTGGCCTCTGCCTCGTCGAACTTGGCCTGAAGATCCTCGAGACCGAAATCGGCCTCGTCCTGAGCGGCTTCGGCGTCAAACTTCTCGACGGCCTCCGCAGCTGCATGGAGCTCTTCAACTGCCTTGCTGTACTCCTCGCGCACAGTCTTGAGGTCTTCCATCAGGAATTACCTTTCTGTGACGGGTGATTGTATTTCGCCATGCGACGAGCGATGTCGTGCTTGACGGCAAGAAGGTCGCCAGGCTTTGCAGCCTCGACTTCCCCAGCACCCTCTTCAGGAGCGATGCTGTCGGTGTCCTCCGATGGAGCGGCACCGTCGGCCTGTGCGATCTGCACACGACCGGCCTCTCTTGCTGAGGCAAGGTCTGCGGCCAGTGCGGTCTCGGTCTGTGGGAACGCGCCTTGCGCGCAAACCGTGACGTCGTAGAGGCCAGAAATGCTCATGATGGTGCGAGTGACGTCGGCTTCGTCATCTTTGCCGGTTTGAGTCCATTCGTCGTGTCCGATGTCGCAAGCAAACGACATCTGATCGACGTCGCCGCGCTCCATGAGGATCGCGAGGTCGTCGGCGTAGCTGGTGGGAGCAAGCGAAGCCCAGACCGAAAGGCCGTGAGCGTCTTGCTTGAGCTCGAGGGTGCCGCTGGTAGTGCGAGCGAGCACATAGCGGGTGTCGTGATCCCAGACGAGGTGAACGTCTGGGTTCTGAGCGAGCACTTGAGAGAAGGCGCCTGGGGCGATCTCTACTCGGTAGCCGCCAAGGTCATGGGACTTCTGTCCGAAGACGGCAGCGTGTCCGCGCAGAAAGCGGCCGCCACCTTCGCGGCCGGAGTCGGCGAACTTCTCTATGGACAGTGGGAAAGTGAAGTGAACGGGGGTCATGCCGTTTGGTCTCCTTGTGAGTTGGGTGAGGCGACGTTTGGAGCGCCGCCAACGGGTGTCTGAAGAATCTCGTCGCCATTGTCGATCGGCTTGTAGCCCTCGGTGGCGCGAATCTCGTTGGCAGTGATCCAGCCGCCTTGACGTGCGAGGCGGTATGCGTCGAACCTAGTCTGGATGTCGGTTCTGAGTAGACGGGCTGGGTCGAACTCGACCGTCCAGTCTGTCTCGGGGAAGATGTCTGGGTCGTTGGCGATTGCCTGCTCGAGGCGAGTCATCCACGGATCAAGTGCAAACTGAAGGAAGCGGATGTTTTCTTGCTCAATCGTGTGATGGCTTTTGTCCTCGGGGTCGTTCAAGAGACCTGGTGGGATGCCGAACATGCGGCCGATCTCCTGTACGCCGAAGTGCTGGCTCTGGATGAACTGCGCATCGGTCATGGTCATTGACAGGCGCTCCATCTCCCAGCCGCCCCAGAGCACTGCCGGACGGCCGGCGTTGGAGGCACCGGCGTGGCGCGCTTCAAAGGAATCGCGGAGCTCGTCGCGCTGATCCTTGGTGACGTTGGAGGGGTGACGAAGCACGACGCCAGGGAAGCCGTCGTTGGCGAGGTAGCGGCCTTCGAACTCCTGCCTCGAGAGCTGCGTGCCGATCTCATGCTTGAAGGCTTCTATTGCCGACACGCCGATCACGGGATGGTTCAAGAGGATGCCGGCGGCGTAGAGGATTGTCTCGCGCCCGACGGTCTTGGTGGGCTTGGCGGTGGGCTTGTCGCGAATGCCGAAGTTCAGCTGGCCGTCGGTCCACTTTGGCTCGACGAGGCGAGGGTCGATCGGGATCAGCTGGTTGACGCGGCCCTTGGCGTCGCGAACCTTCATGAGGTAAGCGCCGCCGCGAATCATTGAGCAGTAGGCATAAGACCAGATCTGTGCGGTGTTGAACTCGCGTCCGCCTGGACTTCGCAGCAGATCAACCTGCGGTCCTACGTTGACCGGAGTCCGGTCGGGACCGTATCCGCGGTACAGCTGGATCGGGAAGCCGGCAGCGGTGTCGCAGATCAGACGGATGGCGCGCATGAACGCAGGGATGCCTGCGGCGTCGCCGAGCTCTACCCGATGGCGGGAGTAAGAGAAGGTGCCGATCTGCGAGGCACGCGGAATAGGAAGTGAGGAGTCGAAGGGAGAGGCAAACTTCTTGTCGCCCTTCGGAGTGGCGAGGATCACGGATTGAGTACCTGTTTGAAGAGGATGTTGGACTTGGGAATCTCGAGGGGGCCAGACATGTCGACGATTGAATCGGCGCCTTCGATGAGCTTCGGCGCCTCGACGATGTAGTCGTAGCGCGTGGAGCGGATCAGGATTCCCTCAATTGAGGTCGTCCGATCTTTGAAATGGAACCGCATGGTCTTCTTGGGTCTGCCTACCATTCGAAACCTCCTCCTGTAGATGCTTGGTCTGCTTGCGGGAAAGCGATCAACAGGGCAATGAGTGCGTCGATTGGCCTTCGGGCCTTGCCCTTGGCAAGTCGCCAGCCGCGTTCGGTGTCGCGGGTAGCTCCTGCCTTTACATGCGAAGTCATTACGGGGTCGCCGTCGTGGACGATCCGGTGCTGCTGGATTGCTTCGTAGAGGCGGCTCGAGGCCGGCACCGTTCTCTCGTTGGTCATCGGGAACTCGACCATCAAGAGCCCTTCGTCGGAAAGCATCTGCGCGGAGCGCTCAAACGTCCAGCGGTCGTATGAAACCGACATCACTTGGTAGCGATCGGCAAGTTCGCGGATGCCTTGCTCGATCTTGGAGAGGTCTAGCGGCTGATCGCCGTTCGGAGTGAAGACCTTGCTCTTGACGACGATGCGCTCGTCGTCTCTCTTCCACAACCAGACGATCGCCGAGGAGTCTTTTTTGATTCCGACGTCAATGCCGACATACACATCGGAGCCGTCGGGGATCTCTGCGTTTGCCTCGTAACACGCTTCCCAGACACCTGGGTCGATCCAAGCGTCTGCCGCTGGCGTCCAGACGTTTGCGTGGTAGCGGGCCCAGCGCGTTGGAGTCATCGAGGGAGACTTCTTGATGCGCTCCAGCTTCTTTTGGGTGACGAAGCTTGCGGGGTTTGCTTCCTTGACGACCTCGAGATCGTCCAGCTCGGCGCCTTCAGCGGCCGACCATTCAAACATGACAAACGATTCGTCGTGCGCGATCATCAGCGATTTCTCGCGATTGACCGATGAGAGCTCCAGAGCGTTCTTTCGAATGCGCCCCAGCACCGAGTCTTCGTCGGAGCCGGCGGTCGAGATCGTGAGCATTCTGCCGTCGCGCTTGTGTAGCGCGCCCTGCATAGCTGCGTAGAGAGCGTCGTTGACGTGTGCGTGCAGCTCGTCGACGAGCCCGAGCGTCGGACCAATTCCCTCGAGCGAGCCGCGATCGGCCTTATCTGAGGCCAGCACTCGCAGGTATCCCATCGCAGGGTCCTTCTCGACGCGGATTTCCATGTAGCCAGGGAACGGAAGGAGGTCTACCTGGCGGGCAAACCGAGATGCTTCCCTGTACATCTTCTGGGCCTGTGCCGCGCTCGAGGCTCCGATGTAGGCCTCAGCTGCGTTCGTGGCCTTCAGGTGGTGGACAGCCAAAGCAGCCAGGAGAACGGTCTTGCCGTTTCCCTTTGGGATCAACGCCATGACTTCGCTGAATCCGCCGAAGTAAGCGAGTATGATCAGCTTCTGGAAGGGTTCGAGTTTGAACTGTTCTTCTTCAGTCGTCTCGAGATTGGAGCAGAACTTTTCAAAGTCTGCGAGACCGGCTTTCGCCCTCTTCATTTGCTCCGACGTCAAGCCAAGTTCGTCGGCGCGAGGGATGTCGCCGCTCACCGTTCACGAGGCGCGATCGTTTTTTTGGAAAGCGCGG